TATAAGGACAGAATAGGTCCTAAATCCTATCGTGAAAACAAGGGAAAGGAGTGCGAGACGCACTCTTTTTTGGTATAAACAAGTCAACCTTACAGCCTCAAGGGTTTGAATAGGTTGAATACGAAATTGACTACGACATAAAATTTACGAATTTTTCAACCACATTATAGCGCTGATTGTCGTTTATGTGCGTGTATAAGTCAAGCGTCGTTTGAATATTGTTATGGCCTAGTCGATCTGATATCTCTTTTGGTTGGATACCAGATTCAAATAATAAGCTAGCGTGTGTGTGCCGTAAACCGTGAGGGGTGATAGGTTTTAGATTGTATTTTTTAATAAATTTTCTAAGTTTTTTTGAAAATTCATTAGGTACAAACATAGTACAGTACGAATTGGTGAAAATTAAATTTTCACCTTGTAAAAATGATACGCCATTTTTAAAGTATTGCTTTTTTTGTTCCAGCTTCCAACTCTTTAAAACGCTGATAGTATAATCATCAATAGGTATAACACGCTTACTAGCTTTAGTTTTAGGAGTTTGGAAAACTTGTTTTCCGTCAACGTATGCGGTGGTGCGATTTACTGATAAAGTCTTTTCTTTAAAATCAATATCGGACCATTTAAGGGCTAGTGCTTCACCACGCCTTAAACCCGTATAAGCTATGGTATGTAAAAGGGTATAAAATAAAGCACTCTCTTTTTTTGCCAAGTTTAGAAAAGCATTTAACTCTTCTTTAGTGTAACAGTTGTCTTTCTTTTCTACTTCTTTGGCTTTAGGCTTAATTATTTTGTCAATCGGGTTACTTTTGATAATATCTAACATTACAGCATACTTTAAAATACGATTAATAATCGAAGCATAGTTGGCATACATTGAATATTTTTGACTTAATTTAATAAATAACGATTGACAAAACATAACAGTTATTTTATCTACGTTCACGCCTTCAAAATATTCTGCTATCATATAATCAAGTTTTTGTTTTGTATTGAAAGCAGTAGAAGCCTTGACGGTGGTTTTGTAATTTTCAAACCACAGATCCGCTACTTCTTTAAAGGTCTTTTCAGACTGGCTAGAAGGAAGCCCGTTTTCTTCCACATTTAGCAATAGATTTCTTTCCGCTTGTTTAGCTTCTTTGATGGTTTTAAACCCCCGGCGCGTGGTCCTTCTCTCTTTTCCGGTCAAAGGGTCCACGCCTAAATAAGTTTGGAATAAGTAACGAGTTTCCCCGTTTTTCATAGTGTATTTTTTAATCATATCTTTCCTTTCTTTTGATAGCTTGCCCGCATAGTTGAGAAAGTGAAAAGAAAATGTTAAAATACAAGTGTATTTTTTTCATGTCCTTCCTAGCTTGTAGAAGCTTGGGAGGTTTTTTTATTTGTACAAAAGTTCAATTAGTTCTATTCCTGAATCTGAAAAGATTCCTGAATTAATTAATTTTTGTTTGCTAAGTCCCAAATATTCCGGGTTATCTGACCTTTTGGAAATTTCTAGTTGATCTGAATAATAACGCTTGATAAAATTCTGTTCTTCGATTTTTAAACCGTCGTACATCCCTTCAATAGATTCAGCCAAAGTCACAATAGATTCATTTTGGGGGAAGTTTTCACACAATATCACCAATTCAGAAAGATTGTCTAAAGTATTTTTTAATGAATCCGAATAAGTTTCAAGATCCGCAGTAGTCGTTAACGGAACAGAATATTTCTCTATTTGTTTCAATGCTTCACTTGCTTTTGAAAGTTGATCAGTTTTTACCTTTTTCTTATCAATTATCTTTATATTACCGCTTGAATCGGTTTTTAAAAACAACGCAGTTAAAGCGCAATACAGGCCAACAAAGAAGGGAATTACTGTCCAAAAGAAGCATAGAGACAGGAAGCCTTTTTTCTTTTGGCCTGAATAGAAATAGTGCGCCCCAAAAACTCCTAAAAATACAGCTAAAAGAATGTACATTAATTTATTACAAATGTATTCTTTAGTTTCAATTTTATAGAAGCTATATTCTACCAATTCGGCTTCTGGTGCTGTTCGCTTAGTATTTTTACGACTTCCATTCTTCAATGATTTTAAAGGATCAACTGTTACTTTATGGTAAACTTTATTATAAATAGCCTTTTCAGGGTTTTTAATATAGCCCATTCCTTTTTTTCCATATAAAGGGTTTACTGTTTTCTTTAAAGTTCTATTTATCCTTCCGGTTGTCCTAGCCTTGAAACTCTTTTTAAGGCTGGGTGTTCTAACTCCAATTTTCACTTTTTTTTAATTCCTTTCTTAAATCAAGGCATTATATTCTTCCTTGATCATTATTTCATCCGTAACCGTGGTCAGATGGTAAAACTCCATAAATTTTATATAATTAAAATCCGCCTTATTCTCTAATTGTGAAAGGGCGTCTTTTAATAAATGATGAATCATATTGCGATTCGCTTCATTCTCACAGCGTACCCTAGCATTAGTATATTCCGCCGTAGTATGGTCCAGGTGGCCCAACTCATGAAGCAATACCTTTATTCTTTCCTTTTTGTTTAATTTGTCAGAAATAAAGGCTGTTTTAGTGATAGGATCATAAAAACCAACTTCATCCGGCAATAAATCACCGTCAAAAGTATGTATAGTAATATCATGATCCTTTAAGATTTCTTTTTCAGTCAAGGCATTATACCCCTAATCATTCGTTTCCTTTAAATAGGCTTCTATTATGGATTGAATGATTTTTTTCTTTTCTTCAGTTAATTCCCGACCACTAAAAAGCATAACGCTATTAGAAATTTCTTCTACGTTAATAGTCGGGGTTTTATCTAATTGATCACTAGAAGCATGATTAAGGTTTTCCGAACGCCCTAATAAGTAATCAGTTGAAACACCGAAATAATCGGCTATTTTTGCTATGTGTTCTGCTGAAGGTGCTTTTTTATTTTTTAAACTATAAAGGTAGTTTGTACTAAAACCTAGATCTTCGGCAATCTTTTGCAAGCTAATTCCTTGTTTTTTAGCTAACATTTTTATTTTTTCGAATGTCTCGAACATTGATTTATCAACCTTTCTGAAGGATTGACAAAAAATATTTATATTTTTGTGTAAAAATGCTTGACAAATTTTACACGAAAGTATAAAATAGTTTTTGTAAGTGAGAAACAACTAAAAAAACAACTAAAAAGATAAACAATAAATTAAGTTTTGGCGAACCGGTTTTATTGTTAATATCAATGTTTTTATTATGCCTTCATTTTACACAAACGTATAAAATAAGTCAAGAGATAACACAAAAAAATAGTTGAAATTTTAGTTGTTTTCTTCTTACAAAATAAATAAAGAAAGGACAAGAATATATGCCAGATATTGACGTAGGACGAAAAAAAGTAGTTGCATTCCTAGAAGCAAATAATATCAAAAAAAGCGATTTGGCTTCAGTATATGGGCGGAACCGCCAGGAAGTAACAAATATTTTAAGCGGTTCGACCCGTGGGCCAAAAGCGAATAAGTTCATTTTGCAAGTGATAACTGATTACAATATCGACTAAAAAAAAAAGCGCCCAATAGAAATTGGAACGCTTTGGAAATTTTAACTACCTATATTATAACACAACTAAGCTTGCCCGCATAGTTGAGGGGGTGAAGATGGAAAGAATAAGTTTACCGCCTTTGTTGAATGACGAAATAGCAAAGATAGCTATTAAAGAACTTCTTCAGTTCGCAAAAGAGGAAGTTAGAAAAGAATTGGAAGCGGAACGGCTACCAATCAACCAGAAAGATCTTTGTAAAAGGTTTGGCTTCGACCACGGGTACATTAAGAGATTAAGACGCCGGGGGCTAAAATTCAGGAAGCAAGGACGTGAAAAAATGTACGACCTGAAGGACGTATATGAGATTTTAGAACAAGAAAAGGAAATTGAAAAATGTTAGAACCAAGTTTGACCAGTCAAGTGGCCGGGGTGCTACTAGTTGCCGGATTTTCTTTCACAGCCGGCTTTATCACAGCCGTGAGAGATTACCGAAAAGCGGAACGCAAGAAAAAACAAGAAAACAAAGTAGCTGAATTACAAGCCCTTTGGGAAGATGAAATTAAGGCGCACGATCAGAGAGTTATTGAAGAATATAATAGCCAAATGGCGCTATTAAGAAAAGCTTCAATTTCTGATAATGATTGGGGAATGGCTGAAGTTCTTTAAAGAAAGGAAGTAAAAATGGCTACTTTATACGAATTAACAGGCCAGTATTTAGACATTTACAATTTAGAAATTGACGATGAAACCAAACTAGATACAATCGAAAGCTTGGGACTTGATGAAGAAATTGAAGCAAAGGCAGAAAATTACGCCAAATTGATCCGCAACCTTGAAGCTGATAAAAAGGTTTATAAGGATGAAGAAGAACGCTTCAAAAAGAAAAAAGAAAGCACTGACAAAAAAATTGAACGCTTAAAGCGTGATCTTCAGGCTTCGATGGAAATCACTGGTAAAACAAAAATTAAAGGTGAACTATTCACTATTTCAGTCCAAAACTCAAAAGCTAGTGTAATTGTGGATGAAGCAAACCTACCTAAAAAATATTGGGTGAAAAAGGTAACTGAAAGCCCAAATAAAAAGGCACTTTATGAAGTTTTGAACGAAGGTAAAAAAATTAAAGGCGCTACGCTTCAGGAAAATAGAAGCTTACGGATCAAGTAAATGAAAATTTTAAGTATTGATCCATCTTCAAATAAGGCTGAAGATAGCACTTCAGGGATTGTTTACCTAAATAACGCCCGCTTGATTAACCATTGGATAGTTCCAAAAGGTTTACCAGCTATTAAGCAATGGTTTGATGAAGCAGGTTATGAGTTACAGCCGGACGTAGTAATAATTGAAAAGTTCGAAGCGCGTGACAATGACTTATCAAAAGACAATTCAGTTTTAGAAACTATCGCTTACTTTCAGTTATTCTTTCCGAAAGCGATTTTGCAACGTAACGCCGGTTATCAATCAGATATACCAAATGAATTGTTAAAGGCCCTTAATTTGTGGAAGTTTGACAAAAGTCACCACCAAGACGCTAGAGCGTCCGCCCGTTTGGGGCTATTCTGGGCCGTAAGGAATGACATTGAAGAAGTTATTTCTGATATTGGAAAGGTGGTATTAGAGAATAGTAATAAAGCTTAAAAAATGGCAAAAAGAAGCCGTAAAACGTAGCGATAGGATAACCAACGGGATTTTTTTAGAGGCCCTTGGGGGTAGGGGGAAAACAATTTGCGCCCTGGAAATCTGCAAACACAAGAAAGCTAAAAAAGTTTTAATCTTAAATAACCGCTTATCCATCCTTGACGGTTGGAAAGAAACGGTTAAGAGGTTTAACTATTCGGATAATTGTGATTTTGAAATTATGACGGATAGGACTTTACAAAATAAGGTTAAAAAGGGCCTTAAAATCGCTTGTGACATCTTAATAATAGATGAATGGCAGAATATGTCAAGCGACAAATTGAGCGCCTTATATCGCAAAATAAAGCGTAAATACACTATCGGGCTATCTGCTACGCCAATCAGAAAGAAAGGCCAGAATTTCTACCCTTTGGAAAAAACAATTTTCGGGTATGCTACGCCTAATCAAAAATTTGAATGGCAAAAGACACATGGCCAAATGATTTACGATCAATTTTCTTACTCAAAAGAAAAATGGAAAGATTTTAGAAATTATGAAAGCTATGTTAAAAATCTCCCTAACTTCTTCCGCTGGGAAGAAATAGAGAAGATTGAACAAGCAACGGAAAACAACGGTTATAAGATACGCTTCTATAAAAATACTTTAAAAACTGGAAATCCGGAACTTTTAAAGAAATTTAGAAAGCTGAATTTAGTAACGGTTGACGGAAAAACCGCCATAGCTAAACAGTCCTTTGGGCGGGCTACCTTTGAACGGTATTTATACCAAACCGGGGTAGAAGTTGACTTCCCAAAGTTAAAACCAGTGAACCAAGATACCCCGCTACTGACCACGCTTGACGGTTTGATAAATCGAAGCCCTGAAGATATGCTTATAGTCAGCAAGTCCAAACAGGTTGTTAATGTGATCCATGACCGACACCCGGAAATAGGAATCTGGACCGGGGACCGACAAGAAGGCCTAGAAAGAAAGGTAGTAGTTGCTACGAATCAAGTTTTAGGCGTAGGGGTGGACGGCTTACAGCATAAATATAAAACCATTGTGGTTTTAGATCCGGTTTCTGAAGAATCCGGGGAGTATGACGATTACAGGCAATTACTTTGGCGGATCACAGGGAGCCGGCAACAAAACGACGTAAATGTTATTGAATTTTATTTTAAGGATGGATAGAAATGAATATTGAAACAATCGTATTCAGTACACTAATTTTTATGGTAGGGTTCCTTTTAGGGGAACGCGCTACAAAAATTGAAGAAAAGAAAGATAATGAGGATTTAAACAATGACTAAAGTAACAACTAAATATTATGTATTCCGCGATAAAGAAGAAGGCGAATTTTTGGCTAAATACCAAAGTAAAGGCACACTTGCATACCATGCAGAATATACGGAAGAAATTCATAAAGCTTTAACAATGATTCCGGAAGCTTATGAAGCACAAAAAAAACAAATGAAATTGCTTGCTAAAACGCTAGGCGCTGAAATCATTGAAGTAAACGCAACTTTTGAACTTACTTACCCAAACGGTGATGAAATCCGCGAAATTGAAAAAGATGATCTTGGTGATTTTGGCGAATTTCTAAAACGCCATTTAGCTCAACAGCTTTTTGGGGGTGGTGAATAAAATGGCTTTTAAACTACCTGAAAACAAACCACAGATCCCAAAGGACACCCCGCGAAATTTCTTTTTCTACGGTGAAACCATGTCAGGGAAAAGCTACCTAGCTAACGAGTTCCCGGCGCCTATCGTCTTAAATACAGATGGTAACGCTGAAGCGAATACAGTCCCTTCTATCCAGCTCGTGAATGAAAAGGATGAACAAGGGCGAATTACTAAAAGTGTTATCGATCAAATTGGTGAAATCCTTTTGGCCTTACAAACTCAAAAACACACTTACCAAACCGTGGTAGTGGATGTTATTGATGATGTAATTGAAATGATTAAAATTGCCGTTTGTGATGAATTAACACCAGCCGGGAAGCCCCGCTTGAAATCTTTGTCAGAAATTCCCTACGGGAAAGGCTACGACTTTTTCAATCAGGCTATCACTGAAATGGTGATTGACCTGAAGGCCCTTCCTATGAATGTCATTTATATCAGCCGGCAAGTTTCCGAATATGATGATAATGGTAACGCTACCAAGGATAAACCAAGCCTAAAGGACAAGTATGTAAATCTAATCAATGGTAATTCTGATTTGATGATCCACACTGAAAAAGTAGGTAATAACTACAATAGGGAAGTGGAACGCAAGCGTAAAAAATACTACATGGACCAGGTTGATGATAAAGAAATCTTGAAAATCTTGTCAACAATCCGCGGGGCCTTGGAACCAGCAAAAGCACCAAGCAAGCCGGCACCAGCCCAAAAAGAAGAAGCCAAGGAAGAAAAACCAAAGGCGACTAAACCACAGAAAACAGAAAATATTTCTGAAGATGATCTTTTCTAATTTTTTAATACAACAATTTTAAATAAACAATTTTAAATAAATAATTTAAACACAAAAGGAGAATTAAACAATGAGTTTACTAGACATTGCACAATCAATTAAAAAAGAAGGGTTTGACCCACGCAAAGACAGCGCAAACGGACCGGCACCAATTCCAGCCGGCAAGTACCAAGCTATTCTAAAATCGGTACAGTTTAACGTAGCAGAAAGCGGATGGGAAAGCCTACAATATCGCTTTGAGATCCGCGGGGGTGATTATGACGGCCGGACTGAATACGTTTCATTCGGAACGCTTGACACTTGGAACGGCAAAGATATGGGCTGGTCAGTACAACGCACTATCAAGTTCTTCCAAAAAGCTTTGGCCTTTGCGGATGACGCGCCCCTTAAATCTGACTTTGATGATGGTAAGGCCCTAGAAGAAGCCCTTAACCGTAAGGCAGTAGGAACCTACTATACATTGGAAATCATTGAAACAAAAAGCAAAGATAAAACATACCGCAATTATGATCTTGATGAAGCTGAAGGCCTACCAAATACAAACGGTATTGAAATCAATGAAGATGATCTACCATTCTAATTTTTAGGAGTAAATAGGAATGGCTAGCATGAAAGACTACGCTTTACAATATCAAAAATTAGGCTTTGCCGTCATTCCTATCAACCCTAAAAATAAAAAGCCTATGATAGAGTTTGCGGACAAGCCAAAAATGACAGCGGAAGAAATAGAGAATTTTTGGGACCAGCACCCGAACGCTAACATAGCTTTAAAAACTACTAATTTCTTTGTGATTGATATTGATAAGCATGGAATACAAAACGGGTTTGAATCACTCAAACGCTGGAAGTATTTAAACTTGATCGAACCAACCTTACAAGCCAAAACCGCAAGCGGTGGGAAGCATTTATTCTACTTTAAAAGGGAAGATACCCCAATCAGTCAAATGATTGGCTTTCTTCCAGGGGTGGATATAAAAGCACATGAAAACAATTATGTTTTAGTTGCCCCGTCCGCTACGGATAAGGGAATGTATGAATGGGACTTGGAAAAATCAAGTGAAGGCGGGACAATGGTAACACCTTCTAAAGAATTGATCCAAGCAATCAAGAAAACTTACCAAGAAACACACGGTTATAGTTCGGAAGGCCTTAAAAACCTGAAAGAAAGAAGCTTGACCCGTGACCGGAACCAGACCACAGAATTATTTGAAACTATCGCGGTAGGTTTTGGGGATGAAGGCGGACGAAATGACAAACTAGCAAAATTTGTAGGCGGTTTGTTATTCCGGGCCGTGGATGATGAATATGTTTTTAAACTTGCAGAAATCGCAAACGGAAATAGTTTAAACCCTCTACCTGATATTGAGGTAAGGCGGACGGTGGAAAGTATGATCAAGAAAGATAGAAGGGGGTGAGAATAATTGGTAATGTCGTAAGTATTGACAAAAACCCTAAATTGGTTTTAACAGCGAACGGTGACATAAAAAGCACTAGCCCGGCAAACGTGGTAATGTCTTTAAAGGCAGATGAACAACTAGGGCAGTATTTAAGGCGTAATGACTTTTCACAAGAATATGAACTTACGCAAGAAATCCGCCTGGGAAATACCACGTTTCAAGCCGGGGAATTGCCCGCTAGTTTTGTAAGTGTCCTAACTGTTTACTTTGAAAATAATTTAGGGGTTGTTTATTCGCCTAACGCAATGAAAGCCGGCCTTGAAACCTTCTTTTCGGAACGGTCCTACAATCCGGTAAAAGAATACATGGAGCGCGTGGCCAAAGAGTGGGACGGCAGAAATCGGATCGGGAAAATGTTTCAACATTATCTGGGCGCTGAAGACACCCCCTTAATTTCCAAAATAGCGGAAATGTGGCTAGTCGGAGCCGTGGCCAAAGTCTATGAACCCTATACCAAGTTTGACTATGTTTTGGACTTGGTAGGTGGTCAGGGTGTGGGGAAAACGTCCCTACTTCAAAAAATCGGGGGGCAATGGTACACCGACGCCGTAACAGATTTTAACAATAAAGATAACTTTGACATTATGTTAAAAAGTCTGATCGTTAATGATGATGAAATGGTAGCAAGTAACCGGATGTCATTTGCGGAAACAAAAGCTTTTATTTCTAAAACCAGCTTACGTTACCGCCGGCCTTATATGTCCAAGACGGAAGAATTTGCCAAAAACTTCATTCTTGCCCGGACCACTAACCAGCGGGAATATCTCAAAGATAAAACCGGTGAACGCCGTTTCCTTTCCGTGATGGTGGATGGTGCAAGACAAAAAAAACACCCTATGGAAATCGAACAAGCTACAATAGATCAAATTTGGGGTGAAGCTGTTTCAATTTATAAGGAAGGCTTCGAACTAAAATTTGACGCTGAAACCGAAGAAGAATTAGAAAAATACCGTGAAAATTTCATGTATCGGGATGAAGTTGAAATACAGGTACTTGATTACCTTGAAATGCCTATTCCTTCACATTGGGAGAAAATGACAGTTCAAAGACAGCACCAATACACCGCTTCATGGTTTGACAATTCTTCAGAAATCGAATTTGGGACGGAAGAACTCAAACGAGTTTCAACCCGTGAAATTATGTACAACTTGTTTATGAAAAATTCAAATGATCGGAAGCTTTCCGCAAAGATTAATCTGATCATTGATCACCTCTCGAATTGGGAGAAAAAAGCTTATAAAGCGAATGGGAAAACTATAAAAGGCTTTGTTAAAATTAAGTAAAATTTTATGACTTTGTGAAAAAATTTTACGGTAACCGATCGGTAACCTACGGTAACTTTCGGTAACTTTTGGGGTGGAGATCGGTAACTTTTTGGGAGATCGGTAACCTTACGGTAACCGTGAAAACCCTTGATATTACTGACTTTATTACTACTAATTATATAAAAGTTACCGAGTTACCGTATTTTATAAAAAAAGTATAAAAATATTTATAAAAAAATAAGAAAGCCTATTATATCAACGTTTGTAGAAAATATAAAAGAAAAAAAGTTAAAAAGTTTTAAAATTACGGTAACTCGGTAACCCGGAAAATTTCACAAACTTTTTGAAAGGATAAATATGGAAAAAGAAAAGAGTTTTGAGCAAGTAATTTCTGAAATAATGGAACAAGATTTGGTTAATGAACCGAATCATTACAAGGGCCAAAACGGAATGGAAGTAATTGACGTGATCAAAAATTTTGCACCGTGTCCGGAATATGCTGAAGGGTTCTTTTTTGGAAATGTCGTGAAGTATGTTTTACGACATTCAAAGAAAAACGGCCTGGAAGATTTAAAAAAAGCCCAAGTTTATTTAGGGTGGTTAATTGAGGTTTTAGAAAGTGGAACTGGACAAGGAACAAATTAAGAAAGCTATTTCCAAATATGAGGAACAGCTAGCAGATAAGGAACACTTTGAACGGTTACGGCCCCAATTCACGAAAGGGGAAATAGTACACCGGAGAAGTTGGCTAAAATCAAAAATTAATGAATTGAAGGAGTTATTAGAAGATGGAACTGAATAAAAAAGTAAGTGATTTACTTTTTAACACCAAGAATTGGTTTATTGCCCGTGATATTAGTCAAGGGGATATTGACAAGCAAGGCCTAAAACTAATCGAAGAAACCGGCGAACTAGTTTCAGGCTACCTTAAAAATAAAGAAGATGTTATTAAGGATTCAATCGGAGATGTGGCCGTAGTGGTGATTGGTTATGCTATGATGGCCGGCGTCAATCCGGAACAGGTGTTTTTCACAGAAAAAGATGATTATATCCCTGATTTTGGCGGGGTGACGGCTTGGATTTGGATGATCACAGATAGCGCCTTTCAGGCTAAAGTTGCGCAAGATTTAGGGATTGAAAATTCTCTTTTGGTTAACCTTAAAAATATTGTTTGTCACCTGGATCTTATTTGTCGGGAATTGGGCTATGACTTTGTTAGTTGTTTTGAACAAGCCTACAACGAAATTAAAGACCGTAAAGGGCGTTGGGTTAATGGTTCTTTTGTGAAAGAACAGGATCTATAAAAAAAGAGTAAATGCGGATGAAGTACAGGGAACAACTTTTAAAAGAAATTGAAACAAACCGAATCACAATTAAAGAAGCTTGAAAAATCGGAAAAATCAAAAATGAAGGAACGCAATCAACTAAACAAAGAAATCTTGAAGATCCTACTGAAGAAACAGGAAACTGAAAAGGAATTGAAGAAAAAGAAAGAAATTCTACGGGATTTGTCAAGTATGACTATAATTTTAAAGAGGTGAAAACGTGAAATTTTTAGATCTATTCGCGGGGATTGGTGGCTTCCGTTTAGGAATGGAAAGCGCCGGCCATGAATGTATCGGCTTTTGTGAAATAGATAAATTCGCAAGAGCTAGTTATAAAGCAATTCATAACACAGAAGGAGAAATTGAATTACATGACATCACTAAAGTCACAGATGATGAAGTCCGAGCAATTGGAGTCGTTGACGTCATTTGCGGAGGCTTTCCATGCCAAGCTTTCTCAATCGCTGGAGCAAGACGAGGATTTGAAGATACTAGAGGAACTCTCTTCTTTGAAATTGCACGGTTTGCAAGTATTCTCAAGCCCAAGTATCTTTTTCTTGAAAACGTCAAAGGACTCCTCAACCACGACAAAGGAAACACCTTCAAAACAATCATCGGAGCGCTTGATGAATTGGGGTATGATGTCGAATGGCAAATACTTAACAGCAAGAATTTTGGAGTCCCTCAAAATCGGGAGCGGGTGTTCATTGTCGGACATTTTAGAGGACAGCGTGTCAGAAACGTTTTTCCTATCTTCGGAAAAAATGAAAAATCTGATAATCAACAATCAAAAATTGAAATAGTAGGCAATACTAAAAATCCAAGCGGAACAGGGAAAGGGACAGGAAGTAATGTTTACAACTCAAAAGGTTTAGTTGGTACGCTTTGCGCTAGAGATTACAAAGGACTTAAACAAATCGCTATACCTAAAATCCGAGTTAAGGAGGCAACCAAACAAGGATATGCTGAAGCTACAATCGGAGATAGTATCAACCTATCATACCCAAACTCAAAGACCAGAAGGGGTAGAGTTGGAAAACAAATTGCCAATACTCTATTGACGGGAGAAAGTCAAGGAGTGGTTGAGCCAGATTTCAGAATTAGAGTACTGACACCTCGTGAATACTGGAGATTACAAGGCTTCCCGGACTGGGCATTTGACAAGGCACAAGAGGTCAATTCAAACAGTCAATTATACAAGCAAGCTGGGAATAGCGTAACCGTGAATGTGATTGCTGCAATCGCTAAGGAGTTGAAATGATTATTGTGATTTCCTTAAAAAGAAAAGGTAAAGAAGATGAATAAACGAGAATTAGAAAACCACTATACGGAATTATTAACCAAATATCCGTTCGGAAAAATTGAGATCACACAAGTGCTAGAAGATTTGAAAAAAATAGATGAACCTGAAAAAGTGGTCATCCCGCAGTTTGTGGCGGGTTGGCTTAACTACTGTAAACTTACTGGTGTTGACCTGTACCATGCTTTTGAAATGGGCGATCTATATCTTGGCAATTATGCATACCAAAAGGATTATCCAAAGTTAAAAGGTTATTTTGAGAGTGAAAACAATCAAGATATATTCGCTCGTGCTTGGCTTGACGGCTACGAGGTCGAGAAAGAAAAGCGGTATATTGTTAAATTTAAAAATGTACAAAAAAACTCGGAATACCTTAAATATGACCTTGTTATTGAAAAATGGTATTTTGGCATGAATCAATATTTCACTTCATCACGTTTATATCACACAAAAGAAGAACTTGAAAAAGGTGGTTTTGAGTGGCTTTTCTCTTGTGAAGGTGTCGAGATCGAGGAAATAGCTGATGAATAGAGAAAAAAACTACGCCCTATACAGAGGGGAAAAATTTTTAGGAATCGGAACGAAAAAAGAACTTGCTAAACTCTTGAATGTAAAAGTAGAAACAATAAGTTTTTACGGCACGCCGGCTTATAAAAAAAGGATAAACCAGGCTAAAAGCCGGCGTTTGGTTTGTATAGATTAGGTGGTGGAATAAATGGCACTTGTATTTGTGAGATATTCAATAAATGGCCAGCACGGAAGCGGGCGTATTATCAATACTAATAATATTGAATCTATTTTTAAGCTAGGGGACAGGGTTGAACCTAAATTTAAAATGTTTCTTATGAATGGTGAAGTAATTGACTTTAACCAGCTTTATTATAACGGTAATTTTGTAAGTATTCACACAATGGAACAACTTTACAAGCTTTTATCAAAACTAGACAGCGGGATAATTCAAAATGGAGGGGAAACATGAATTTATCAGATATTATTTTCTTCATCTTTTGCGCCCTTTGGTCAGTAGGCTTTATACTAGCTTGTCTAGTGGCTTTTAGTTCAAGGGGGGAATAAATGAGTAAAAAAGAAAGTTTTGCTTTTTCCTTTGTTGTTTTTCTTGTAATTGTGTTTGGTGCCAAAATTATAAGCCAAAGTCAGAAAATCGAAAGGCTTGAAAGCCAGCCTAAAATAGTTGTATATGAGGTTAAAGGTGCCGGGGATGTAATTGACCTTACCGGCACAATAACCGCTAAAAACGTCCTAGAAGGGCGTTATACGGTGACTATAAACGGGTACGGTAACTTCCTAGTTAGTAAGGAACAATATGACAACTTGAAGATTGGGGATCCAATGCCTGAATATTTGAAAGGGTTGGGAAGTTAGATTTTTACACTTGCAAGCCGTGAAAAGCTTGTAGGTGATAAGTGTATCAAAAATAAAAAATTAGAATGGAGGAACTCCTTTACACTGAATAAATCTAAAAAGGGGCGTTTGATACACGCGCCCCAAAATTAAAAAAAAGCCGGCCTACTGCAAACCGACTTTCTGGAGTTATGAAAAAATGAAATAGGAGATAACTATATTATAACATATTTTCTAATAAAAAAGGAGTTTGGGGATTTGGTTAGTAAGGCACAGGAATTGCTTGACGAATTACAGAAATTAGACATTGACATAAAAAGCCGGATGGATGAAATCAATGAGTTGGAAGCTGGGCTACTATCAAGCCCTAAATTTCAGGTTGATAAAATATCCGGTGGGAAAGGCCGTAAAATTGACGACGTGTACACACAATTAGTAGTTATGAAAGAAGCTATTGAACAAGATACCACTGAAATTATTAACAGAAAGTTAGAATTAAGTAGGGTTATCAATAAGCTGAAAGATCCTAAACAAAGGACCGTGTTAAGGCTTGCTTATATTGTTAAGAAACACGTCCTAGATATTTGTAATGATTTGGATGGTATTTCAATACCGACTTATTACCGTTTAAAACGGTCCGCGATTGATGAACTAGACACAATTATTAATAGTGATAACGTTTGATAATCGCTTGAATAAGCCGTACTTTACCAATCTATCTTGTTAAGGCATGACCGCGTTAATGTGCTAAAATGTTAGTATCAAGTTTTAGGGATAAATCATTCTGATTTATCCTTTTTTTTGTATTTTACCAGAAAGGAGCCAAAAGATTTTGGGAATGACGGAAAGGCAAAAGATTTTTGCGGATCATTATATCATTTCATTGAACGCTACGGAAGCTTATTTGAAAGCTTATCCAAAAGTTAAGAATGGAACCGCTGAAGTAAATGGTAGTAAGTTACTAAGAAATACTAAGGTAAAAGCCTATATAGATGAACAGCTTGAAAAATTAAAATCCGAACGCGTCGCGGATCAACAAGAAGTGTTAGAGTTTTTAACCGCTGTAATGCGTGGTGAAGTCACTGAACCGCTTTTGGTACTAGATGGTGAAGGAACTCAAAAGGTAGTACAAGCAAAACCATCAGTAGCAACTAGACGGGCTTCCGCGGTAGACCTTGGTAAGCGTTACGGCTTATTTGTGGAAAGGCAAGAGATCACTCAAAGGGTGGTAGAAATTGAACTAGGTAGCTGGGACGATGAAGAAACCACAGATTAAAATAAAAATTAAAAATCCAAGCCGGGTTTTTAATAAGCATATTTACGACAAGTTAACAGATTATAGCACCTTCACAGAAATCCACTATGGCGGGGCTTCTAGCGGGAAAAGTCATGGAGTAATTCAGAAAGTAGTATTTAAGAGCCTTCAACCTTGGAAATATCCAAGGAAGGTTCTTTTTTTGCGAAAAGTTGGTTCCAGCGTTTACGATTCGATTTTTGAAGATGTCAAGCAATGCTTGGAGGCCTGGGGTCTACTTGGTGCTTGTAAGGTTAATAATTCCGCTTATCGTATCGAACTACCAAACGGCGCCCAATTTATTTTCAAAGGGTTGGATAACCCGGAAAAAATTAAGTCCATTAAAGGTATTTCAGATGTGGTCATGGAAGAAGCTTCAGAGTTCACCCTAGACGATTATACACAGTTGACCTTGCGTTTACGGGATAAGAAACACCCTAACAAGCAGATCTATTTAATGTTTAACCCGGTGTCTAAGGTTAATTGGGTTTATAACGCCTTTTTTGTGAAGAAGCCCAAAAACACGGTTATCTATCAAACGACATATAAAGATAATAGATTTTTGGATGAAGTCACAAAGGAAAATATAGAAGAACTTGCTGACCGGAACGAGGCTTATTATAAAATTTATGCCTTGGGTGAGTTTGCGACCTTGGACAAGCTTGTATTTCCTAAGTACAAAAAACAGTTACTAAACAAGGATGAACTAAGTCACATTCCATCAGATTTTGGTCTTGACTATGGTTTCATAAACGACCCGTCAGCCTTTATGCACATTAAAATTGATGATGAAAATAGACGCTTGTATATCTTGGAAGAATATGTAAGGAAGGGCCTGACTAATGACAAGATAGCGGAAGCAATTAAAGCCCTTGGATATGCTAAAGAGATTATTAGGGCCGATAGTGCTGAAAAGAAATCTAATCAGGAATTAAGGAACCTAGACATTCCACGGGTGATTGATGTTATAAAAGGCCCTGGGTCAGTCATGCAAGGGATCCAGTATATTTTACAATATGAAATCATAGTTGATGAAAGATGTGTAAAAACCATTGAGGAATTAGAGAATTACACTTGGAAGAAAGACAAGACTACTAATGAATATATAAATGAGCCGGTGGATAGCTATAACCACTGTTTGGACGCTGTACGCTATGCGGTTCAAGATCGAATTTTCCAAAAGAAAAAGGAATTGGATGTTAATAAGACGATTTCCAAAGTAAATCGCTTGTTTAGAAGGTAGGTAAAAGATGGATCATGTAAATGAATTTGAACACGGCTTGGATATTGAAATTTCAACCCGTAACGATAGCTTGCAATTTAGTAGGTTAGCCAATGAACAATTTAGATATTCTTCCGCTGAAGAATTGCTAAACACCACGGAAGGTAAGAAGGCTTTCCGTGAAATGCTGACAACATTTTTCAATTACCAGAAGAAACGCTTACGGGTTTTAGATTCGTATGCTAAGGGTAACAATTACAGCATTTTAAGCGGTAAGCGCCGGATGGATAAGGAAAAGGCTGACTACCGGGTAAGACACCGCTGGGGTGGTTATATTTCAGGTTTTGCTACTTCCTACGTTATCGGTAACCCTGTTACCGTGGGAATTATGGAAGGCGGAAACAAAGACCAGTTACAATCAATCAAAGAAATTGAATGGAATAATGATATTAACGCCCTGAATGGTGATTTGGCCTTTGACGCTTCCGTTTTTGGCCGTGCTTATGAATATCATTTCCGGGACCGTGATAATATGGACCGGGTGGTTTTGATTAGTCCCCTTGAAATGTTTGTGGTCCGAGATTTGACCGTGGAACAAAATATTATTTGTGCTGTACACCTTCCAATCTATAATGAACGTGTCAATATGACGGTTTATACTAAAGATCAAGTAATTAAGTACAAGCCGTTTACTTATTACAGCCCGCGCCTTGCTTTGGATGAAACGACTAAACACAATTATAACGATATTCCAGTTGTGGAATGGTGGAATAATCGGTATCGTATGGGTGATTATGAAAGTGAAATTTCCATAATCGACGCTTACGACGCTAGCGAATCGGACACCGCCAATTATATGAGCGATTTAAACGACGCTATGTTATTAATTAAGGGCGATTTGGAAGCTATCGGGGCAACGGCTGACAACGTGGCCAAAATGAAAGACGCTAACACGCTATTACTTCAAACGGGAATCAGCGCAACGGGTCAGCAAACGACAGCGGACGCCGGATATATTTATAAACAATACGACGTACAAGGTACGGAAGCTTATAAGAACCGTCTAGCGAATGATATTCACCGTTTTAGCCGTATTCCTAACCTTGAAGATGATCATTTCAATTCAACACAGTCAGGAATTGCTTTGCTTTATAAGATGATCGGACTGGAGCAAGTGCGCAAAGATAAGGAAACATACTTTACTAAGGCTTTGCGTCGCCGGTATGAGTTAATCAGTAATATCCATAAGGCTGTAAATGGTCCCAAAATCGAAGCTGACAAGCTGACCTTCACTTTCCATCCGAATATTCCGCAAGATGTTTGGACTGAAATCAAGGCTTACATTGAAGCGGGCGGGGAATTGTCACAGGAAACACTTTTGAATAATGCAAGTTTTACAGATTTTGAAACGGAAATAGACCGGATCAAAAAAGAAGAAGGCGCAAGCGATTTTGAAAGAGCGAAAAGCGTAGGTATCACGGATGAACTTGAAGATAGCGGACAACCGGAAGTATAACGCCGAACGTAAGGCCCAAAGCGCCCTAATGAAGCGAGATTTAGACCGTGAAAGGGCCTTGGTTGAAATCTACCAAGAATCTTATGACCGCTTACAAGGGAAGATAGACCGCTTCTATATCAATTATGCAGGGCGTGAAGGCTTGACCAAGCAAGAAGCCATGAAACGGGCTGACCAAATGGACGTTACCAAGTTCAATAAGAAAGCCTATAAAGCCGTAAAAGAAAAAGATTTCAGCCCGGCTACTAATGAATGGTTGAGAGTTTACAACTCGAAGATGAAAGTAAGCCGGCTTGAACTCTTAAAAGCTGAATTAGACTTGGAAATTCAGAATTTGACGGCTGAAACTTATGAAATGTTCGACAATGCCCGTAGAAGCGAAATACTACGCGAATTTGAACGACAAGCGGGGATTTTGGGTAATTCATCCAAAGGAGTGAAAAAGCGCCTAGAGGCGATTTTAGACGCTGATTTCTACGGTGAATCTTTTTCAAGCCGTGTCTGGGGTAAGACAGGCTTACAGCAAGCCCTACAAAAAGACGTGTTTGCTTCCCTTAATCGTATTTACACGGATATGATGGGGTATAAGGAAGAACGGAAAAGACTTGCTAAGAAATATGGTACTAGTCAGGCAAATGCTGAAAGGTTGATTAAAACAGAAATCGCCCGGATCAATGCGGACACACAAAAAGAAATGTTAGTGGCCAATGAGTTCACACATTTTATTTTTGTAGCGGAACCTGGGGCGTGCGAAATATGCGCGCCTTTGGATGGCAAGGCCTTTCCGGTGGATGAACTTGAAAAGGGCGTGAATATGTACCCTATGCACCCTAATTGTAGGTGTTCGGGCTATGGACATATCGAACTAAAATATAAAAAAGGTGGTAGCACTTTAAACGATTTTAAATTAAACAGAGAAGATGAAAATTAAAATTTCACCTTCTTTTTTTATTGTCCAAACCGTGCTAAAGACACAAAAAGTTGCATGAGTTCGGGGAGGTTGCCCGTCAAGCGTAGAAAGGAGCCTAATAATGGCAGAAGATCAAAATACACAGGTTGCTGAACCACAATCAGCGGAAACGGTTGAGGAACAAGCTAGCACTCCGACACAGGAAGCCGAAAAGATGGTATCAGTGGCCGAAATGCAACGCCGTTTGAAATCTATGGAAGATAAACATTCCAAGGATACAGCGGAAGCGATTGCAAAAGCCTTGGAGAAATACAAGGCAGAAAGCGAACTTACCGGGAAAGAGTTAGAAGAGTACCGACGTAAGGAAGCTGAAGCAGAAAAACAAGTTTTACTAGATAAGATCGCAGGTTTAGAAAAAGAACAAACCAAGCGGGAATTGACAGATGAAGCTATTAAAACACTTTCTAGCCGGAAACTCCCGGTCAATGATAAAGTGATTTCTTTTGTTGTTAAAGATACCGCTGAAGGTACTTTGCAAGCTATTTCAGACCTTGAAAGCATTATCAGCGAAATTAAGGCTGAATACTCACAATCGGAACCTCCTAAAGTTTCTTCAGATTTTAGCGGGTCCGAAAAATCAAATAAAGGGGATATTTTCCGTAATTCCCGAATTATTAAATAACCTTAAAGGAGAATTTTAAAATATGACAGTACAAACTTTTAACCCTGATAAAGTATTGGTTTCAGAAAAGAAAGATGGAACTTTTACTAAGAAAATGACAGACATTATTATGAAAGATGTCGCTGAAAATTCAGTAGTAATGCAACTTGGTCAGTATCATGAAATGGACGGCTTGCAAGAAAAAACTGTTTACGTCCAAACAGATGGCGTATCTGCTTACTGGGTAAACGAAACAGACAAAATCAAGACTGACAAACCTGAAGTGGTTCCAGTTTCTCTTAAAGCTCACAAATTGGGTATTATCCTAGTTGCTTCCCGTGAGGCATTGAACTATACATGGGAAAAATTCTTTGAAGATATGAAACCGCAGATCGTGGAAGCCTTCTATACTAAGATTGATGAAGCTGGACTTTTAGGACATGAAACGCCTTTCGCTAATTCAGTAGCTAAGTCTGCTAAAGATTCTAGTCAAGTTGTAGTTGGTCCTATCAACTATGAAAACCTTCTTAAATTGGAAGATAAGCTTTATGAAGCGGACATTAACCCTAACGCCTTTGTTTCTAAAATTCAAAACCGTTCTGCATTGCGTGAATCACGCGACGGCGACAAGAAAACAATTTACGACAAAGCAACTAATACCATTGACGGTATTACTACGGTTGATCTTAAATCTAAACAATTCAAGAAAGGCGACCTTTTGGCCGGTGACTTTAACAGCTTGATTTATGGTGTACCTTACAATATCAATTTCAAGATCTCCGAAGAAGGTCAAATTTCAACCATGAAAAACCAAGATGGAACGCCTATCAACTTGTTTGAACAAGAAATGGTAGCAATTCGCGTTACTATGGATATTGCTGTAATGGTTACTAAGGCAAACGCCTTTGCCAAATTGACCGCTACCGCTGAAAACGTCTAATTAGAATTAGAAAGGGGTAACTAATGACCTATATTGTAACCCGTAATATTATCGACACTAAGGATAATAACCGCTTTTACGAAACAGGGGACACTTTCCCCCGTGAAGGTTTTGAAGTTTCCAAAGATCGAATTGCTGAATTGATCGGTAAGGGTGTATTGGGCGTTAAGGGTGAAGAAACACCAGCACCAGCACCAACCGAGGAAGAAGCACCGGTTGAAGGAACTGAAGAAAAACCAGTTGAAAAATTGAAAGTGGCAGAATTGAAAGAGTTACTTGATGGCGCTGGCGTAGAGTATGAAGCAGACGCCAAAAAAGCGGATCTAGTAGCTTTGGCCCAAACTATCGAAGGGGAATAATAGATGGAAGAAGCCCAACTAGCAAAAATTAAACGTCGGTTGGGTATCGACCCTTCCGACAACTATGAAAATGATTTGTTGACTGATTTAGTGGACGACGCTGAAAGCTATTTTAAAGGACTAACTGGAACGCTTGAAATTAACAGTAAGTATAATTTCATGATTGAAAACGTGGTGTATAAACTCTATGGCCGTAAAGGCTCCGAGGGTGTAACGTCTGAAACGGTTGATGGTTATTCCGTGACTTATCAGGAGTGGGATAACTTATTCAAACCGTATATGGCTATTCTTAACAAAGATTTTGGCCTAGACGGTACGCAACGGGAGCGCGGAAAGGTGTTTTTCCTATGAAAACACCACATCGAATTACCCTAATATGTGGGGGGCGTAAAAAATACAATCCGGAAACGGATGAATATGAAACACAAGCAAGAAAAACCGTTACGGTGCCTTGTTTGGTCAATGAAGTCAGTCAAGCAAAGGTATTTGAAAACTACGGAAACCGGACAGATACGGTTATTATTTGTAGGTTTCAAAAAGAACAAGCACCTTTTACACAGGCCGTTTATAAACGTGACACCTATGAGCCTATCGAAGCAATCGACGCGCCAATTAAAGGGGCTGTACGGTTGAAGAAAGTAGGACCTTTTGGGCGTTAAGGTTAAATGGCACGGTATCGAGAAACTGACAATGACGATTTCAAACGCACACCCGAACGCTGTTAAACAATCTTTGGAAGTCTTAAAAAACAATGGCGAACGTGGCAAGGCAGTTGCAAAGAGAAAAGCGCCGGTAGATACAAGCTTTCTAAAGAATCACATAACAACGAAATATCCAGGAATGGAAGCACACATACACGCTGAAGCCGGTTATTCCGGTTATCAGGAGTATGGCACCCGTTTTCAACCAGGGACGCCTTTCATGCGTCCAATGATCCAGGAAGTTCAACCACAATTTCAGGAAGATATGACAAACGTCATGAAGGGGGTTTTTAAATGACGCCAAACCATGAATTATTCAGATTGATTTATCAGATGGCGGAAGCAAAGGAGAAAACCTTTGAGTTTTTGCCCGAAGCCGGGACACAATACCCCTTTATCTATATTGGCGAAAATAACGCCCTAGAAAGCCCAAATAACGACCTTTGGGGTGAGGTGGGTCAAACGGTCCACATTTACGCTGAAAGGACACAGCGGGCTATTTTGGACGATATAACAGCCTATTTAGAAACGAATATCAAAAACATTTCTGGGAAGTGGGAATATCACTTACAGCACACTAACACTAACAAACAGATCATACCAGATAATACAGACGTCCGGCCTTTGCTTCATGTGGTCTTGGATGTCTCTTATATCTATACTAAGAAGGAGAAAAAATAACTAATGGCAGAATTAATCCAAGGAAAAGACTATATCGCGTTTTTCCGACGCGTTAAGGATCAAAAGAAACAAGACGCTGGAAAAGTAAGATTCCAAACGGAACTTACTTTGAACGCTGAAAAAGAAGTTGAAACCACAAAAACCAAAGATGGAGTAGTGAACTCTGTTTCTGACGGTGAAACTTCAGGGGAATTTACTTCACTTGCTTACCGTGAAGATAAAGACACGGTTAATATGTGGAAGGAAATGCGCCAATGGTTCCGCAATACTGACAAGATTGAAGTTTGGATCGTGGACCTAGCAAGCAAGCGTGAAGATCAAGGTAAGGAAAAATATGACGTGGAATACTACCAAGGATTCTTTAAAAACTTTGAAATTTCCGCGCCGGCAGATGATAAGGTAGAACTTACCTATGAAATGGCGATTGATGGCAACGGGGTTATCAGTACAGATACACTCACAGAAAGCCAAAAATCCGCTATTAATAAGGCACAGTATGAATACCATACTTTGGCTAAAGAGGGCGAAGGTACAGGGTTACCAGCTTAATTTTTCAGGGGCTTATTTAAGCCCCTTATTTTTTTAATTTTTTTAAAGGAGAAATAACAACATGATTTTAAATATTGGTGGAAAAGACTATACTTTACGCTTTGGGATTGGCTTTTTACGTGAGATGAATAAGCTTCATTCGGTTGAAATGGAAGGAATGAAAACCGGTTACGGCGCTATGACTATGTTCAACGCCGGACGCGCAATGAATGACCCTTTGGCATTGATTGACTTGATTAAGTCCGCGACTGTTACGGAAGCCCAAAAACCATCAAATGACGCTATTGAAAAATTCCTTGAAGATCTAATCATTGAAGAAAAGTATGATCAGACCATTGAGGAAATCATGAACGAGTTAAAAGCGTCACCCCTACTCAAAAAGGCAATGAACCTAGCGGAGTAGGGCAACAGCAAGGATCAAGTTCTAATATCGGTTATGATGAAGCGCTAGCGTTACTTATTGCCCGGCATAATATGACCTTTAAAGAGGCAATGCGGACAACGCTAGAAGAATTTGAAATATATAACATTGCTTACGCTATCCAACAAGAGGACAAGCGTTTAAATTCTGCTATCCAGGCTTGGTTTAATCAGTCAGTTAAGGCGCAAAAGGGACGCGGTAAGTCAACCCGTCCAGCGTTTAAGAATTTCAATGAATTTTACGACCATCAAAAAGAATTTGATAGGATTTTTCAAAAAAATAAACCTATTGAAACAGCCGTACCAACTAGAAAAATGGATATGGCCGAAAGAAATAGGATGATCAATCAAATGAGAAAGAAAGGAGGTAATTAATGGGAGCAAATTTTGATGTAACGGCTATACTGAAGGCGAACGTTTCCGACTTTAAAAGCGGTTTGAAAGAGGCCCAAGCGTCTTTGCAAAGCCTAAGAAGTCAAACAGGGTCAAGCCTTGAAAAACTAAGCGGTACGATTAACGGTATAGGCGATTCCATGTTAAAAGTAGGGGCCGGAATGACAGCCGGTTTTACTTTGCCCGTAGCCGGGGCAATCGGTGGTGTTATCAAGTCTTTTGCCGGGCTAGAACAAGCCTTGGGCGGGGTTGAAACACTTTTTAAAGATTCCGCTGGGACTGTAATCAAAAATTCAGAAACAGCATACAAGCGGGCCGGCATTTCAGGCGTGAAATATATGGAACAAGTTACTTCCTTTTCTGCTAGCTTGTTACAGGGCCTTGGTGGTGATACCGTCCAAGCTTCAAAATACGCTGATATGGCTATCGTGGACATGGCGGACAACGCGAATAAGTTCGGAACGAATATTCAGGACATTCAGAACGCTTATCAGGGCTTTGCCAAAGACAACTATACCATGTTAGACAACTTGAAACTTGGATATGGTGGTACACAAGAAGAAATGGCCCGCTTGGTTAATGAATCGGGCGTAATGGGTGACAGTTTCAAGGCTACGGCCCAAAACGTGAAGGATATTCCGTTTGATAAGTTAATTCAAGCTATCCACGTCACGCAAGAACGAATGGGAATTACTGGAACCACAGCAAAAGAAGCGAGCGAAACAGTAGCCGGATCCTTTGAATCCATGAAAGCTTCTGCCCAAAACTTGGTAGCGGGGCTTGGTCAGAAAAACGCGGATATAAAAACCTTGATGGAAAACCTAAAAGATTCCATAATCACATTCAAGGATAATATTGTACGCGTTTTAGGTACTATCTGGGACAACTTACCACTTGAACCTTGGCAGAAGTGGATTGGCGCGATTGTGGTTTCTGCTGGTCCAATTCTTACGGTAGTAGGTACCATTACTAAGGTAGTAGGTGGAATTGTTGGAATTGTAAGCAAGGTTTCAAGCGGTGTTTCCGCCCTAATTACCGGTTTCCAAAGTGCAACCGCTAGCGGTACAGCCGTTTCCGGCGTGTTTGGTTCGATTGGTAGCGCTATAGGCGCTATTACCGGCCCTATTTGGGTAGTAATCGGGCTTGTCGCCTTGTTCGTGGCCGGTTTAGTGGGCTTGTATAAATCAAGTGAAGAATTTAGGGATAAGGTTAATTCTGCTTTCCAAACGGTTTCTAAGACTGTTTCCGGTGCTATCACCGAGGTGGTGAACTTTGTTAAAAAGATCTTTGGAACCTTGGTTTCTTGGTGGAACGAAAACCACGCTTTAATTCTTCAAACCGCTGAAACAATTTGGAACGCTATAAAAGCGGTAGTAGAAACCGTAGTAAATGCGGTGGCCCCGGTTATTGAAGCTGGTTGGAATGCGATAGTTCCAATAGTTACTACTGTTTGGAATTTAGTTAAAAATGTAATTGAAACCGGCTTGAATGTCATTTTAGGCATTATCAAGTTTATCATGCAGATTATCAACGGCGATTGGTCCGGAGCATGGGAAACCATCAAAGAAATTGCTAATACGATTTGGGAAGGTATTAAAACCGCTATCGGAATAGCTATTCAAGGTTTAATAAATATTGTTCAAACTGGACTAGAGTTTTTGAAAGAAATCTGGACTGTTATTTGGAATGTGATAATGGCTGTTATTGGTCCTATTTGGGACTTTATTTGTAACCTTGTCCAAACTTCCATCCAATTAGTAAGCGATATTATCAACGGTACACTTACTTTTATTTCAGATCTTTGGAATACGATTTGGAACACAGTTTCCGAGGTAGTAAGCACGGTTTGGAATACGATTTATGAAACAGTTTCTAAATTTATCAATAGCGTTTGGGAAACTATCCAAAATGTATTGAATACCATTTCAGAAACCTGGAACAATATTTGGAACGGGGTTAAAGGAACGGCTGAAGAAATTTGGACGAATATCAGTAGTTTCATTTCTGATACCATGAACGGAATTTTTAGCACTATTTCCGAAATTTGGAATAATATCAGCTCATTCATTTCCGATACATTGAATAGTATTTTTTCAAGCGTTTCAAATGTTTGGAATGATATTACTTCTTCAATCGGAAATTTCATGAATGATATTTTTTCAAGTATCCAAGAAGGCTGGAACAATGCAGTTAGTGCGGTGCAAGAAGCCGGATCTAATATTGTTACAGCTGTAACCGACGCATTTTCAAACGCTATTTCAGGCGCTAAAGACTTTGTAGGTAATGCGATTGATGCCGGCGCTGACTTAATTAACGGTTTTGTTGACGGTGTTAAAAACTTTGCAGGTAATTTGATTGATGCCGTAGGTGGTGCTATTAGCGGGGCTATTGATTGGGCCAAAAACTTACTTGGTATTAAATCACCTTCCCGTGTATTTAAACAATTTGGGGTATATACTGACCAAGGTTTTATAAACGGGGTGGATAGCAAGGCCGAAAATGTGGCTAAGTCAGTCGGTGGCATGGCACAGGGCGCTATTAATGCTTTTGCTGATAAAGATTTGTCTGGTGTATTCCAAGACGAACTAAGCACGGTAGAAGGCGCTTTAGGAAGCTTAACCGCTTATGACCCTAATATTAACTTTGATGGCGGAATTTTGACGGTGAACCAACAGCCGGCAGATATTACCTTGAAACTTGGAAGCACGACTTACCGAGCGTTTACAAATGACATCACAAGAGAACAAGAAATGGAATTAATTTTAGGAAGTTATTAGAAAGGGTGATGAAGTATGTATAACTATACTAGTTTAGGAAAATTAGATCAGGAAGTTGCTACTTTTGAGCCTAGCGATAACCTACTAATTAATGGACAACCTCTTAATAGTTTAGTTGAGGGGTACCGACACTTGACAGTTACAGGCCGGGGCTTATTGGGGCAGAATGTTTCCACTACAAAAGTCCCTGGCCGGCGTGGTGTCTGGGTGGATGGTTTTTCAGACGAAGAGCGCACCCTAGAAATCAAGTACCAACTAAAAGCAGACACTAGCGCCCAAATGCGGGACCGGTTCGCCAAACTGAATAAAATTTTAAGGACACACGCCCAAAGCGGATTCCTTGAAATCTCTTTTAGGGATGAACCGGAATACATTTACTACGGCTATTTTAACGGGGCGGATAGCTTCGAAGAAACAAGCCTAAGCATTGTTAGTAAGTTTAATTTGCTGATTCCAGACGGATATAAGAAAAAACGGCCCCAAAATTCGACAGGGCCTATTTCTTTGGTGGACGCGGTGGAAGTGTTACCAGAATCTATCACGGTTACACCAACCAAGACCACAAACCAACTTCAAATTTTGAATGGGTCCAAGGTGCTTTCTTTTGCCGGGACATACACACCAGGGAAAGATATTATTATTTCTTTTGATCCGGATGAAATCAAAATTACGTTTGGTGGCCGGAATATTCTAAGCGAATTAGAGCGATTCAGTCCGCTGGAAAATTTTACAGTCCGGAACGGTGACACAATAACCGCGGTTAATGCAACGGTTAAGAATGTAGTTTGGAGGGATGAACGAGCATGATCTATCTTTTTGATGAAAAGGAAAAGCTTGTAAAAATCGTCAATAAAAAAGCGGTTAAGACAGCCCTTCAGACTTACGCGCTCACTACCGATAACTACGTTTCAGACCGGTTGACGGTTGAAACAAAGGCGCTAAATGATGATGAATTTGAACAAGTAGAGTATATGGCAATCCAGTCAATGGAAAATAACCATCAATACCATTATTTCTATATCGCTCAAAAGAAAACAGTAGGCGACATTACAACATTTACGGGTGTACAGTCTGGAATTGAAGAATTAAGGAAAACCCCGGTCTTTGACAAACGTCCTAACAATATGCGGGCTGAAGCCGTCATTAATGACCTTTTGAAAAATACAAACTGGCGCGCCCGGTTTGTTGCTGAAACCATCAACCGTAGCACGAATTTCTATTACATTTCTGTTTTTGACGCCCTGAAAAAAATCTGTAAAGTTTGGGGCTTGGAAATGCAGTTTTTTGTGGAAATGAACGGAAACGGTATTGGCGCCCGGTATATTGATTTTAAAAAGCGAATTGGTGAAGCTACTGGAAAACGCGTAGTCTATGGACACAATGCGCTAGAGATCCTAAAAGAGATTGAAAGGACCAACATTTACACCGCCTTGGTAGGCCGTGGAAAAGGTGAACAAGTTTCTAGCGCTGAAGAAAGCGGGAAAGAAGCGGACGGCTACGGAAGAAAAATCACCTTTGAATCCGTGGTATGGTCCAAGGCCAAAGGGAACCCGCTAGATAAACCGCTAGGCCAAAGATACCTAGAAGATCCGGAAATGACTAAACGTTACGGGATCAAGAATGCGGATGGAACCATGAGGGCTAAGATTGGTTTTGTCGATTTTAACGAGGAAGAAAACCCCAATGAATTGATAAAACTAACCTATCAAGCCTTGGTTAATGCGTCCCGTCCACAATTAACCTTGAAAACGTCAAGCGTTTATCTGAAAGGTGTTAAAATCGGGGACACTATCCGAGTTGTCCGACATGATAAAAAGCTAGACTATGATACACGGATTTTTGAAATTACTTTCAACCGTTTAAACAATAAATCTAGTGACATCAAGTTGGGCGACCAGATAAGCGAAAGCGCGAACTCAAAAATTCAGAGTGTGGCAGATAAAGCCGTAGAAGATTTCATTAACAATGAATTTAACAGTTTTGTCAAAAACTTACCTGATTTTGTTAGATCCGCGGACGGTTACAACACTAACTGGTACAGCGTGGAAGATCCCGTTAAAAAATACCCTAAAAAGGTATTGATTAATGATATATGGTACAAGCCGGATCCGGAGCATGAAGGCCATACCATCATGCAACGCTGGACGGGTGAAGCCTGGGAAGAAATCCTAAGAACTTACAATGAAGTAAGCTTGCGGGAAAAGATTGATCAGAAATTTAATGAGCTGAAACAAACTACTGATCAAGCAATCCAAACAGCAAACCAAAAAGCTGAAGAAGCTTTGAAGAAGGCTGGAACCATTCCAGACACCGCTAGACTTTCCGAGCAGATCAAAAGGCAGGTTTTAGAAAGTCAAGATTTGACTAAAAAATTAACGGAAACCTTGAAAGAAACAGATTCAGGGGTTATCTATAATAAAATCTTGCAAAATATCAAAACTGAATTTACACCTAAAACGGTTTTTGATGGTTTTGAAAGAAGCACGAATGACGACCTTTCCCGCTTGAATACAAAAGCAGAAGAAACTGAAAGAAAAATTATTAGACAAAACATTGAGTTTAACAAGCTAACCGAGTCTAACAAAATTTATGAAAGAATTTTGGGTACGTCTGAAACAGGCGCACCGGATAAGGTTTCCCGGCTTGTTATGTCCAGCGAAATTTTCAGAACAGAAGTTGGAAAATATGTCACAGATGATAACAATTTAATTGTCAATTCTATGACGATGGACAAAAACACTTTGGTAGGAAACAACAATCCCAAAGCGAATATTTCGGTTGATAACGGTATTTTTACGATTAAAGCAGAAGGGCTAACCGGCTATAATTGGTCAGGCTTCACACTTCCCATCTATGTTAAAAAGATTTATCAAGATGAAACTTATACTTTAGGTTTTAAATTTCGAATACTTTCAAAACTTGATAGCGTTTTTGCTTTTAACATCAAAAACCACGGGTTAAATAAACTTTTATTAAATGCTGATATTGGAACGCCTAATAGTCAGGCTTCCGAGGAGTGGTATGAGTTCCAAAGGACGTTTACGGTTCAAGAGGATTTCGAGTTTGGTGAGGACAAAAACTTTCCGTTTTATATTTATCTTGCTAAGAATGGCTGGATAGAATTTAAAGAGCCTATTTTAGTTAGAGGTAGTAGAACGGGAACCTATAAACCAAGTCAGTTTGACGACGCGTACAAAAAGACAAATGAGGCTAAGGAACTGGCAGAAAATGCTCAAACACAAGCAGAAAATGCTCAAATACGCGCCCAAAACGCTCAAACGAAGGCTATTCAAGTAGCTGAAGAGGCTGAAAAAGCCAAAATGACCGCGGAAGCTACTAGAACGCAAGTTACACAACTTGCTGGTTCCTATTCAATCAGGAACCTTAACAGCGCGGGCGACATTTTGGGCCAAATGAATTTAAACCCGGATGGTTCCGTGAGAATTAATGAAGGCCTACTTTCTATCGGTGAAAAAACCTATATTAAAGATGGGGTTATCAAAAAAACCATGATCGGGAAGGCTCAAATTGAAACTGCTCACATTAACGAAATTGACGCAAGCAAGGCGAACCTTATCAATGTAACCGCAAAGAATATCGCAACCGAGGGGCTGACTGCTAACATTATCAAGGGCGGGACGCTATCATCACTTAATGGCGTTACTGATTTTGACTTACAAACCGGATGGTTAGAAATGAATAAGGAAGCCGTGGGAATTAGAAATAGGTTCGAGGGTAAACCTATGCAATTCTTGATTTTCGGACAAGGTGCAATTAATGGTGTACCTTGTGCATACACGCAACTTATGAGTAACCGGAACGGTCAAACTGGGATTGAACACACTTCTGCGGGGATTCAGATCTGGAACGGGCGACAGGGCAACAACGTACAAACCGCTATAACATTTTATGGTAGAAACATAGACTTTATTCATAATTCTCTAAGCGGAGGCGTTTCTTTAAACACCGAAACACGGGATTTAGATAAGTTGCATAATGTATTTTTAGATAATGCACTAGTAGCCGGCAAAGAAATCTTTTTAAAAGGGAACTCTTTAGTTACTTTATTTAATTTAATAGATAAAAACTTCAAGGGGATCGAAGATCACCTAAAACGCGCTAATTTAGGTGCGCCGGGATATTATCGGACAAATATTTAGAAGAGGATATTATGAACACAACAGATAAAATCATCAATGAGCTAGCTGTACAACTAGCAAATAAGGCGATTGAGCAAGCAAATTACAAGATTTTTTATGATGAAGCACAGGAAAAACTTTTGGGAGTTCAGGCGCAACTTGAACAAGCGCAAGCACAACTTGAACAAGCGCAAGCACAACTTGAACGCGTCAATAAAGTCTTGGAAAAAGGTGAAGCTTTGAAAGAACTTTTTGACGAAGTAGCAAACAAATTAGAAGAGGAATAAAAAATATATGGAATTTAAAGTTATTAACAAATATTTGCAAGAAAAAGGGCGTACTTTTGTCGCAATCCGACAAGAAAACCCTTATACAGTCTTTGAACGCGTTTTAATCGGTGACCGTCTGGGTGAAACGGATGAAACATTGATCCAGGCTGTAATTGGTCAAGTAGCAACCGAGTTAAACCCGGCTGAAGGCGTGAAGAAACTTCAGGAAGATTTGACTAAACAAGCGGAAAGCTATGAAGAAAAACTAGCTGAAAAAGACGCTAAAATTGCGGAAGTAAAAGCCGTGGCAGATTGGGCAGTCCTCGCACGGGTGACTGACGTAGATCACCCGCTTGATCCGACTATCTTTAAACGCGGTTTGGAATTGGTTGACCTTGGACAAACTGGCAAAACTTACCAACCACAGGAAATTTTCACGCTTGAAAATCCGGACCATGTAGAAAAATTCCAAGAAGGAAAACGCGTCATGGTCCAAGTAAATCAAGCATTTACTTATAAAGGGGAAACCTTGGAACGGCTTGAAGATTTGGATAAAAATGGAAAAATTGGAATCTGGAAATGGACCGAACCAAAGGAATCTCCCAAAGATTCAAATGAACTAGAAACGCAACCGGTACAGTAGAAGCAATTAGAATCATAGGGAGGTGGTTAAAATGGCCCTAGTGGACCTAATTGACAAGCTGACACCGGTTCTGGTGGTGATTATTCCTAGTTATTTTTCTTTCAAAAGTTCCAAGAATACAAAGGAAGCAGATCAAAAATTAAGGGACCTTTCTGATAAGATCGACGACCTAGAAAAATCTGTTTTGAACGTGGAAGAAATCGGAGAAGATAACCAGAAAAATCTATCTATTATCGGAAAAGGCTTGCAACGCTTGCAACGTTTTCGATTGCAAGAAAATTTAAAAAACGCCCTAAAACGGGGCTACACTAACCAGCACGAAATAGAAGAACTTTCCCGCCTTTATGAGAGTTATATTGAATTAGGCGGGAATGGTGCTATTAAAGTGCTATTTGAACGGTTTTTAGACCTAGAAATTAAAGAGGAAAATTGAAATGAACCAAATTACTGAAATTGTAACCAGTGGGGCTATGAGCATTTTTGTAGTGTTAGTAGGTATTGTTGTTAATGCAGTAAAAAACTATCTTACAACGCGAGGCGGGAAGAAAGCCCTTGAAGTGGTTGAAATCCTAGCTAGAAACGCCGTGAATGCTACCGAGCAAGTAGCGGATAAGCTAGACATCCACGGGAAGGATAAGCTGGAACACGCAAAAACAAGCTTGATTGAAGGGCTTGAATTGCACAATATCTATTTAACGAATGATCAGTTAAATACATTTATCGAATCTGCCGTTAAGACAGCAAACGACGCCTGGAAGAATTGAGGTAAAAAAGTATGGATAAAGTAAAACTATTTCAAGATGAAGTATTAGGCCGTGGGTTTGATATTGACGGTTGGTTTGGGTGGCAATGCTGGGATGGCTACGCTAAGTATTGCTTATGGTTAGGCGTTCCGTTTGCTAACTGTACAAATTCCGGATACGTAAAAGACCTTTGGGAACAACGGTTTTATAATGGAATCCTGGATCATTTTGATGAAGTGGAAATTATGCAAGGTGGGGAAGTTGCTATTTTTATGGAAACAGCAGTAACGCCTGTTTCTCATGTCGCCGTTTTTGTTGGTGATATTGATGGTTCACAAGGTTGGTTCCTTGGTCAAAACCAAGCTGGCGAACCTGGACCAAACGGGGGCGCTAGTTTTGATTTAGCTATCTATCCATATAGTGCGCTTTATCCAACCGCTTTCCGTCCAAAGGGCGAACCGCTAGAAAAAGAAGAATTGAAAGAAATCGTTACGGAAGTCATGGCGAATCATGAAGTTCCATTCTTCCCTGAAGAAGCTACTTTTACGGTGGGCGATAGTCCTATTAATGTCCGCCGTTATCCGGACTTAACCGGTGAAATCGTGGCAACTTATCAACCAGGTGAAAAGGTTCTTTACGATTCCAAGGGTACAAATGCCGGTTTCCGTTGGATCTCTTACGTGGGAGAATCAGGAAACCGCAACTATATGGCTATTGGTCCCGTGGATGAAGCCGGCAACCGTACAGATTTATGGGGTATGCTTGAATGATTGGATTCAATTCAACAAATTTGAACCAAACCAAGGGCGGGGAAGTCATTAAACAAGGTGACTTCTCTTCCCTTTTTGAGTTCGAACTTTTAGACTACGATAACAAAAAGATCACTAGTTTAGACGGCCAAACCGCAAAAGTTAGACTTGGAAATAGCAAGGGCAAAATTGAAATTGAAACCCTTGTAGAAAATTCCAAGGTTAGTTTTAAGATTGGGAAAATTTTGCCGGTTGGAATTTATCAAATTGAAATTGAAGCTGGTAACTATGTTTTTCCGAGTGACAAAAGCGCCAAGGTTGACGTTATCCAATCTATTGAAGAATACACAAGCGAACAAGTCCAAGACCTTGTAAAAGAAAGTGAAAAGGATAACTTCCCGGAATTGGTTGATCTTTACAACCTAGCAAAGATTTAAGAAGGAGAAATAATGAGTTTAAACACAGAAAGAATGACACGCTTCGCCCAAGCCGTCGGAACTGACATCAAGGAAATTAAACGCGATTTGGCCAATAAAGCGGAAAAATCTGAAGTTGGTCAAGGTGGAATCACACAGCAACAACTAGAAACAGCTATTCAAGGCGTTAAAACCGCTATTTTAGGGGAAGGTGTCTCTGAAGAACTAGACACCCTGAAAGAGATTGCTGACAAAATTAAGTCGGGGGAAACTCCGGATAGTGCAATTATTGCCAAAATGACGGAATTAGGCCAAAAATTCACCGACCTGGAAAGTTTGGATCTAGTGGCAACCTATACCACAGCGAAAGAGTGAACGCTATGAACAATATTATTGAAGTTATAAAAGCGATTGGCCGGGATATTAAAGCGCTGACTTCAAAACAAGCTGAATACTTGAAAGAAACAAAGGCTTATGAACTATTCCCGACCTATTCCACGCTTCAAAACCAAATGACAACAAACATCAAGGAAAAGCATTTAGAACTTGGTTTGGACGCTCTGATTGATACCAAGCTCCAAAATGGGGGCGACCCGTTTGTTACTAAGTCAAAAATTCCAGTCATTGATACAAGCACGCTAGCAACAAAAAACGACTTGGAAGAGTTGAAGCGTAGCGCTGGCAATGCTGGGCAAGTAAACGAATATGAAATCCACGGTACTGGTATGCCTAACGGTCGTGTTGATGCTCCAGTCGGTACGACTTACGTTGATACTGCCGTTACAAATGGTGCTCTTAAGTGGATAAAACGTTCGAGAACAGACAATCAAGGCTGGGAAGTGCTAACTGGGGATACTGGTTGGAGAAAATTACAGACTAGTTCGACTTTAGGGGCTTCCGCTGTACACGTCAGACGCATTAACAACCAAGTTACATATCGTTTTGACGGGCTTCAATGGGGTTGGTTCGGGACGATCCGTCGTAATGGTCCGGGATATGCATCACATCCAAGCGACCGAGACAGAAAGTTCTTCATTTTAGGTAACGGGGCAATTCCTTATGGCTTTAGAGCGCCATTCTCTTTAATTGGACAAATCTTTAACGATAGCGGTATTCCGTACGGTACATGGTATGTAGGCTCTGCTACTGACGCTAATCATTTAAGATTTCAATTCACCGATCCGGTACCGACTAACAGAGACATTGGCGATATACGGGTATCATTGATTTCTTATGTTACGGATGACCCTTGGCCGTCAACTTTATAATCTAACATATATAAGACACACCCTCCCAATTCGGGAGGGCTTTTTATATTGCCTTTCGCGTGATTTTCGCGTGACCATTTATGATAAAGCCCAATAAATAAGATAAAATCAAGAATCTTTTTCGCGCGACATTGGAAGAGTTACAAGTTATCTTTGATGAATTTGATTATAGCTGGTGGACACTTACAGCGGAAGAAATCTAAAAAAGAAGGAAAAAAAGGAGAAAAAAATGATGGAAAATAGAATTGAAGAATTACTTAATGGAATCTATGAATTAGAATTTCAAGGCACAATGACTTTTGAAGAGTTCGCTGATGGTTATGACTTTTGGGTTGATGAAGATGATATACTTTTAATAGAGGGCCGGGGAATGAAACCAATCGACGGCGTGAGAAAAGTCGGATACGTGGACAATGGGGTTATCTATGCTTATTGATACCGAAAAAGTAAAAGAAATTTTAATGAATAAAGAAATTACAGGTTATTCACTTTGGAAAAATACCGGCGTTTCACAGCAAGCAATTTCCCGGCTACGATCAGGAAAAAAGCGGTTTGAAGATTTGAGTATAGAAACAGTAAGTAAGGTTCAAGCCTGGATAGATGAAAAATAAAAAGGTTGTTTATACAGCCTTTTTTATTGCCGTTATAACGGCAATTTTGGAAAATGTCTATTATAACGAAAAAAAGCCCTTTTAGGCTCACTTTCTCAACTATGCGGGCAATAAATGAATACGGTTTGACTACGGTTTATTTTAATTATCCGGAATTATTCGGTATGCATTTTTCTTGAAAACATTGTTTTTACAACCAATAGAAAGTTATCAGCATTTAATGGCAACCATAGATTGTTTTTGGTATAATAGAGGGGTGTATCTTTTGGACGGAATAGGTTACAGGATTCAATCCAGATGCATAAATGAAGAAAGAAAGTAGTAACGTGATGCAAGCCTTATATAACCTTCTTGTTGAGAAATTTCGGCTGACTTTTGACGATACAGAATTGTTGGAAACAGCTTTTACACATACCTCATATGCGAATGAGCATCGCCTCTTAAAAATTTCACATAATGAACGTTTGGAATTTTTAGGAGACGCTGTTCTCCAGTTAGTGATTTCCGAATATTTATTTGCCCTCTACCCAAGTAAGCCAGAGGGAGATTTGTCAAAAATGCGTTCCATGATTGTTCGTGAGGAAAGCCTAGCAGGTTTTTCCCGTGATTGTGGTTTCGATCAATTTATCAAACTTGGCAAGGGAGAGGAAAAATCTGGTGGACGTAACCGAGATACCATCTTAGGGGATTTGTTTGAAGCTTTTTTAGGCGCCTTACTCTTGGATAAGGGAGTGGAGATGGTGCGGAACTTCATTCAGCAAGTCATGATTCCTAAAGTCGAAGCAGGTCAATTTGAGCAAGTGATTGACTATAAGACGCGCTTGCAAGAAATCCTTCAAATCCATGGGGATGTCTTGATTACCTATGAAGTGACGAGTGAGTCAGGACCGGCTCATGCCAAAGAATTTGAAGTGCAAGTGTCTGTCAATGGGAAAATCATCGGTCAAGGACGTGGCCGGTCTAAAAAGGCTGCAGAGCAAGAAGCAGCAAAAAAAGCAGTGGAGAATAAGGTGGATCCCTCATGTATTTAA